TAAACAACCCGCATTTGATAAATCATTTACTTCTTTATTTACAAGACTATAAAAATTTTTACTAGATTTATCATCAAAGTTTGTAAAAGGCATAAATCTATCGTGTGATTTAATTGAAGCTATATGAGATAAAACCATTAAAGTTTTTCCGACACCAACATTATCTCCTAAAATGGCATATTTAGAAAAAAGTGTATGTTTATTCTTAGAATATCCTTTTAAAAAGTTTATTTCATATTCTTTCATTTTTTCTACTACCGCATACTGATGTCTTCTTAATGGAACCTTTATAGCATCTATAGGATTATAAACGACTGTTTCATCATCCTGTAAACTATTTTTATACGCGTCGTTTAATACTTTTAAAACTGTATTAGACATTTCTAGATATATTACAGGTGTTGGGTTTATACCTCCGCATAGAATTCTCTTAAATATTTTTCTTTAATAAAATCTTCAATTCTTAAATTTGTTTTTTTAACAAGTTCGCTTCCTTCTCTCATATCTTTCTTATTAACAGTATTTTTTGAATGACTAATAAAAAGAGCAACTTTATAAGGGTTTAATTGTATCATTGGATTTCTATAATCTTCTAAAAATGAACTTTCTTCAGCATGCGTTACTGTTTCATCATATTTGTGTGTTTTCCCATACATACCTGTCCATGCCATCGTATTATTAGTGGCATGATTAAACCCATAAGGACCTAATTTATATATAGTTTTAATATCACTATAATACATATAAATCTCACTAGAACCTGCTAGCATATATCTTGGATTTGCTCTTAATACTTGAACAACATGATGAACTCTTTCTGGCGGATAATAGTCATCATCATCCATTGCCACCACTATATGTCCCTTAGCTAATTCATTTAACCTATTTCTCTTATAACCAATATTCTGTTTTTCTTCGTTATATATGTACCGAATATTTGGGAAAGGTAAATCTTTAAACAGATCACCTACTGAGTCACTTCCATCATCATAAATAATCCACTCCATGTGTTCTTTGGGATAAATCTGATTCTGATAACATTTAATTAAATATGGGATAAAACGTCTTCTATTATATGTAGGTGTTACGACACTTACAAATAAGTATTTATTCTCATCAGACATTCTTTATAAATATATTATATTTTTTTATATCAATTTACGCTTCAGAATAGAAATCTCTAAGATGTTTTTCTTTAATAAAATCTTTAATCTTCATATTTGTTTTTTTTACAACTTGATTTTCTATTTCTCTCATTTTTTTCTTATCAAATGTATTCTCTGAATGACTTATTACTAACATAACTTTATAAGGATTTAACTGTAACATTGGATGTTTATACTCTTCTAAAAATGACTTTTCTTCAGCATGAGTCACTGTTTCATCATACTTATGTGATTTACCATATGTAGAAGTCCAAGCCATTGTCCCATTAGTGGCATGTGAATTTCCATAAGGCCCAAATTTATATATAGTTTTATTATCAGTATAAAACATATAAATCTCACTAGAACCTGCTAGCATATATCTTGGATTTGCTCTCATCATCTGAACAACATGATGAACTCTTTCTGGTGGATAGTAGTCATCATCATCCATTGCCACCACTATATGTCCCTTAGCTAATTCATTTAATCTATTTCTCTTATAACCAATATTCTGTTTTTCTTCGTTATATATGTACCGAATATTTGGAAAAGATAAATCTTTAAATAAATCGCCCACTGGGTCACTCCCATCATCATAAATAATCCACTCCATATGTTCTTTAGGATAAATTTGATTCTGATAACTTTTAATTAAATATGGAATAAAACGTCTTCTATTATATGTAGGTGTTACAACGGAAACAAGTGGAAATGTTGGTAAACCTTTAATTTTCTCTTCATTATTCATTCTTCATAACTTTAGTAAATAATATTTAGGCTATTAATTACTCTAATACTTGGTTAGGTTGAAATGTTGTTCTAAATGCCTGTTGTCTTGTTAGTAGAGCAGAACGAGCACTTCTTTCAGTGGGATTTGCTATTAATGAACCGGCTGTAAAATGGGATGAATCAACTAAAGCAGCATTATAATGAAAAAGACCAAAACTTGTCCCTTTATAAAGAGGTGCCCATAACGAGTAGAATAGACGTTTATGATTTAAATGATTAAAAATAGCTTGAATAATAGGAACTGGAAATAATATGAATCCATATACCATATAATAAATTTTATAATAGAAAGGTTTGTCAACAGCAGCATTTGCTGCTAGAGAAGAACCTAATAGTCCAAGCACAATTACTAGAACAAATAAAGATAAATATAATGTATTGCTAAAGATCTCATTAAAAAATTTACTGATCGAAAAATCTTTATTTTCTATACCTTCTTTCTTTAATTGTTCTTCATATGTAACACCATCTGCTTTTGCTCGTGCAAGAATTTCATTATACTTCTTTGTAATTTCATCATTTTTTTCAGCTATCTGGTCTGGCGTCATGTTTTTAGCTTTTTCCAACAGTCCTTCTGTTTCATTCCTAAGCGCTTCCATCGCTATTCTCGTAGGTCCTCCAATTCCGGGAATAGAGAATATAACATCTCCTAAACCTCCACCAATATTTCCTATAGTTTGTTGTAACATGCCAAGATTTTGAGAAACATTTTGTCTATAAACCTGTTTTAAAGCATCAGCCGCAGGATCAAATGTTGTTTTAATAATCGTATTATTAAACCATTCTGCTATTGAATTTAAAAAGTTCATCTATTCTAACTATAATAATTAAACAGCAAAACGTTTTCCGCCAGAACCACTTGTCACTTCAAAGAAATTATAACTTTCTACATATAAGTATAAGTTATAAGTGTATGTTGTATTTTGTGGAAGAGGATACACATCAACTTCTACTTGAAAGTTACGAATGCGAGATGCGTTAATAGTTCCTGCTGGTTGTGTTGTTGGAGATTGTAATGAAAAACTGTATACTGGGATTAAATCTTCAGAATCTCCTGTTAAGTTTTTATAAGGTGTGATTCGCGTAAAGAAATCAACCGGTTTTTCTTGTTGTATTTCATTACCATCTGCTAGAACACGAATAGCTCTAACTGTTTCAATCTGCCCTTGAGGAATAAGAAGACCAGATGAAAAAGAATTCTTATAATAAGGGGTTGTTCCAGGGGTAGGATTAAAAGGAGGGTTGGGATAGTTAAACCAATTTGTTAGATTACCAAAATCATTTCTATATATAGCATCAGAACGACGAACGACGAAATTTAATCTTGATACTGGATTATGACACTCAATATCAAGAATCTGTCTATTATAAAGTCCTAAGAATGGGAACATACGAACTTCTTGATATAAGTATGACAATGATGATGTCGAGAAAACTCTTCTATCTTCATCTGTCAAGTATATATACGTAGCTTGAATTCTTGGATTTAGTGGCCAATTATTAAATGTAGGTCTCTGATATGACCAATCAACTAAAAAATTATTCATAGTTACATCAGTAATATCAGGAATATTTACATAATTTGGAATATTATTATAAATTCCAGATAAATCAGAAGCAACGCGAAATCCTGGCGCTACACGAAATCCAGAAGCATCTAAAATTGTATATAATTGTTCAATTGGATTTAGTGTAATTTGGATTTCACAATCTTGAATCTGTAAACCAACAAGTGGTAAACTTTGTGATGTATTATCCGTAAACCAGAATGGTAGAGGTACATGAATATCACGTCCAAAAATAGAAGGTCTATTAAATTGTGCTTGAGGTGTTGTTGTATTATTTAATACACTAGGATAACCTTGATTTAATAAACCTCCAGCAAACTTCCCATTTGCAGGATCTGTAAGTTCTGGAACATCTCCTACTAAATTTCTCCATTTAGTTAATTTATCTTTATCATAATCGATTAGTGCCTTAGACATTATATAGGTTCCATCAAATTCTTGAATTTGTTGTCCTCCAACGTAAAAAGCGACATTTTGAATAATAGCTGCGCCCAAATATCTAGACCATTGAAATTCATACTGTGAATTATAACTTGATGATTGAGTAATAAACTTACTATAAATATCTGGAATACGAAATGAAAAATATATATCACTAACCAAGTCACCAATACGTTGAATCTTAGTTCTAAGTCGTATTGTATTATCGTATGATAGTTCGGAAGGTCCTTCAAGAGGCGTTGTTACATTTTCCATAGAAAAATGAGAATAACGACGAAATGCTTTATAAAAATAGGTAAATTGTGGATTACCGCTCAATAGAATATTTTGTGTTCCGTAAGCGACAAGTGTTAATAAGCCTCCACCAGTCATCTCTGCTAAAAAAACAATATATGTTTATATGCTTATTATACTACTGGTTTTAACAAACAGAGTTTGGTAGGCTAGTAGTTACTGATTTCACTAGTCATTATTACTTATTTCACTAGTCGTAATAACATTCGTTATTACTGATTCCACCAAACAGAGTTTGGGGACTAGTCGTAATAACATTCGTTATTACTGATTCCACCAAGAATCAGCAAAGTAAGGAGGAGTTTCTTGTGATTTAGGTGTAACTATTACATTTGATACACCCTTAGAGTAGAAGTTCTGAATTTCGTTTATAGATAAAGCATACCGGGTATAAATTAAATTACTAATCTTCCCTTTTACACAAGTTGAGTATGTGATTACTGGTAAACCTGGTCTAGTTATAGGAGTAGTTGTATTATTTGGGAATACAATTAAGTTCTGATAATTAGTATAAGGAAGTGTATCATTGAAATTTAATTTCTTAACAATTTTTCCGTTTATATAAATTTCTAATGCTAATTTCTGAAAATTTAATACTACATGAAACCATTTACCAATAGGTATATTTTCTATATCAACATGATTATAAGGATTGACAAAACTACTCATAACCACTCTCATAGTATTTTTATCTCCTTTGATATAAACACCGGGAGCTTGTAGAGGCCAGGAACTATTAGAATATCCTTTATAAAAGACTGGATGTAGAACATCACTTCCATCAAAATTAGTTTCATTTACATTTAAGTAAAAACTATAAGCAAACTCCATACCACTTCTTTCATTATCGGAAGGTAGTAAAGGTTTTGCATCGTTTTTCTTAGAAGCATCTTGTTCAAATACTATTTGTTTATCATCAGAAGCAGCCGTTCGCGGTAGTAACTCAATGTATCTTCCTTGAATTGTATTCGCCATATCAAATACAGATTGTATAATATAGAATGAAGCGCCTGTTATTAAAACAATACCAAGTCCTAACATAACTTCACTAGGAGCTATTGCTATACCATCCATCTTCTACTTATCCGGTAAAAAGATATTTAATAAAAGAAGCAGGATCATTTGTTACACTAGAACCAGTAGGGCCGGCTAAATAGTTTTTATATATTTCATCTGGTGTTAAAGCAGTATTATACACTTGTATTCTTGATAATTCACCATCAAACCCATGAGGAGTGCCACCTTGTAAATAACTTAATACTGGACCTCCACCCGCTTGATCTACCTTGAAGAAATTCTTATACATACATGTTTTAACTAATTTGCCATCTAAATATATATCAAGTGTCTTTCCAGCCATTATAATAGAAATATTAATCCACTTTGCTATTGGTAACTCTTTAATATCACAAGTATTAGGAGAATCAATTAAATTATTTTCATCAACCATAGAGAAAGGTTTAAAAAAGTTTTTAGTATCCTTAATAAATAATGAATTATCTTTTAGATTACTATTAAGAACTAAATTAGGGTCTGTAATTTCTTGAAAACTATTAATTGTTCCTCCAGAACAATCACTACCTTCTCCTCCCGTACATTTAGATATACCATAATCAACACCTCCATCAATAGAAAAATCAGAAGGAATTGTATGTACACGAACTAACAAGGTAGTTGCTGTTGCTCCTAATGCAACTAGTAGAGTAGAAAAATTGTTATCATCAATATGTTTCGTATCATGCCCAATTTCTATTAAATGCTTACGTTGATTACTACGATACTTAGTATCTGCTATATAAATCCAGAAATTTACACTAAATTCACTTCCTTCTAATATATTTGGCAACTTAACATTATTCTTATAAGTCTTTATATCAGGATCATTGCCTTTAACTTTTTCATTCATTATAATATTTGCCTTAAATGTTTTATTTCCATAGATAAACTGATAAATAAAATAAACAAATATAGCAACTACAACAATTGATACTATATAAACTAAAAGATTTGAACTTAGTTTTCTTAATATGCCAGTATTTCTTTGTACTGGTTGATCCATTCTTCTTTAATAAAAGATTATGCGTAAGATGAAGACCACTCATATATTGGAGATGCGGGAGGGTTTGACGGAGATGTAATACAATCTCCAGAACCACATATTGATGGGACAGTTATATTTCCAAATACGGTTGGTAAACGGTCAAGTGAAACATTCATTAAACCTATTGTCGGAGGATTTTGACCAAATACTGGAGAACCACGTGTATTTACAAATCTGTGGTACTGTTTGCTAATATCTATAGCAGTTTGAATAGACTTATATAATGTAAAATATCCTGAAGAACCATTCATAAATTTATTACCAATCGAAATGTTCTGGGATGTTGCGTTATGATAGAGCATTGTTGATATCTGCTTTGATAATACGAGTGTATCATTATAATATATGTCGAATCTTCTACCAACACGTGAAATTGTAATCATAAACCATTTTTGAAAAGGAAGAGGTGGGAGAACAAATGTTTCAATATAGATAAAAGATGCTGTATTTGAATTACCGGTGGTGTCCTTAGGATAGAATTCTGGATTTACAGGATTTCCAGATGGATCATCTATGTCACCAGATGATTCTGTTTTAAATGTGAGTTGAACCGAAGCCTTGCCCTGTCTTCCTCCGTCGGGCGCACCTAAAAGTTCTAAAGTTACAATATCATTAAAATTAATTAATGGTATAAAACCTTTATGCTCGCAATTAGAACAATTAGTTCCATTACATGAACATAATGAATAACGTCCTGAATTACAATTTAATGAAGATGGATCCGTAGGGCTACATGATGTTGTTACTGCTGTTTTTTGTAACTTTTCTAAATAAAAGAATCCTTGAAATGATACCGATGAATTAGTTACAAATTCTTTTGTAGTAAAATGATTTTCTACTTTTTCTAATTTATAAGGACCTATCTTCTCAACACCTGTAGCATATGAATTAGGAAATGGAACAAATGTTAATAGTAATAATGTAATAATTATTAGAATTAAAAACATAAATATATATATTGGATAGTTGCCTCTTTCCATCTATAATTAGTTAGTAGTAAAAAACTTTTTATCTTTTATAGCAAGTGTAAGAGAACGAACTTGAGAACTTGTAATTACATTATTAAAATACTGAATATTTCCTATTTTAATTGTATCTCCAATAAAACTGATTGGAGAATATAATTTTGAATTTGTATTTATGATAAATGGACTATGTTTAATTTTATAAGTTGTAATAAGTAATTTATTCTTATAAACTTCTACAAATTTCTCTGTTTTAATAATAGTTATTTGAAATGGTTCATTTATGGGAACATTATTTATTGTAGGGAGAAGTTCTAGTTTTTTACCAGCATTTGGTGTAGTCGTCTTATCTGTAATTATTCCAACTTTCAAATCATTTTTCACAGGATCCATATATACAATAAAGTTTGTTTTATTAAATTTTGTTAATATATCTGTATTAGTCGCATCCAAAATACTTGGCATGTCAATCGAATCGACTTTGTACTCTTTAAAATCATTCGATGTTATTGTTGGGGCTGTGTCACTAAAATATAAGAGAACTCTTGGAACACTTGTAGATTTATAAGCTCCATTTATAAATACATCAAAACTAATAGTAAATTCTCCAAATTTAAAATCGGTAATTGATGAAAAATTTAAAGCAGTGTTACTTGGTGCTGGGTTAGAAGCATGAAGTGTTTGAGTTTGATACATAGGTAACGATTCATATGAGGATGACTGATTTGCTGGTAAAAATGGTAGAATCGGTTTTACACTGTAATGATATATGAGTAATATTATAAAAATTACAAGAGCTATTAATGAACCAGCAAATAGCGAACCAGAACTAATTTTTGCTACTTGAAGTATATCCATCTAATTAGATTTTTTCTTTTTCAAAGTCTTATTATACTTATGTAAATCTCCTTTTTCTGTATCAAATCCAATACGCTTATAGTACTCTTTTGCTTCACTTGATTTACAATCAATAAGACCTTCACGTAAATAACATACAAATGATATACGTGTAAATTTTTTATCACCTCCAAGTGTGCCGGTAGAAGGGTCTTCAAAATGAATTTTTGGTAAAGATTTATTATACTTCTTCTGTTCTTCTGTTTCTTTCATTTCAGTATTACAATGGAACTCGTGAACATTCATAGCTAAATAGTCTCCAGTCCGAACATTAAATCCAATCTTAAATCTTGGAAATATGGTATATCCACCAGAATATTTACCACGCTCGATTACTGATAAATTTCCAAATCCTTCCTTAAAGTCTCCAGCATCCATATGTAACGCAGTTCTAAAATTTCTATTAATTGTTACTGATGAGAATGCCGTATCTTCTATTTTAAAAGATTTCTGTTTATTTGCTCTATCAAGTTGTTTCTTATATTCCTTTGGTGTTAGAATCTTAAAACAGTTATTCAATGCTTGAATAAAAGGAATACCTCTCTTGTAATTATCAAAATATCTCTGTGTATATGAAGTTAATCTACAAGGAAGTTTCATAAATGGTGTTTCTTCAAAATAACCTAATACGCTACTAAATACTAAATTATTAACTTTCATTTTTGAGAGTTTACCATCCTGCATATAATGCGTTGACCATTTTGATGTTTTAACCGGTTTTCTCTTCTTCCAATACCCACTCTTAAGTTGAATAGGACCTGCTGCCGCTCCACGATTTCTTGATGTCGCTGCGGTTTCATAGAAAGCTTCCCACCCAACTTCAATCTTATCTTTAGGAATTACATTCTTACGAAATTTTGCTAATAAATCTTGTGTTCCATCCGCAAGTTCTACATAAACATCTACATCTTCATTAAATATCTTATCCGCATCTTTCTCTGTGCAGTAAACTCCTTCTTTTGCTTCCATTTCTTCATTTGTTAGCTTAGCTTTTACAACTACTTTTTTTACATCTTTTTTTAGAGTTCTTGTATCTTGGTTTGGAATTTGAACTCCTGTAAATAAACTTTCATTTGAAAGTTCTTTTTTTGAAGTTGCTTCCATCCTATCTCTATTTTGAGAAATAATATACACAGACTCCTACTGTAAAAACAACAGCTCCTCCCATAAATCCTCCTTTAATCATTGAACGCATATCAATTTCATCCAACATATCTTTAGTTATCATCGGAGAAGATTTTCGTTCTCCTAAACGTTTTATATATACTAATGCTTCATTTTCTGTAAACGTCGCCTTATTCAATGACTTATTTACTTCATTATGTAGATTTACGGTCCATTTAAAAAGATCTTCGCGTCTATCTAAGTGGGGAGTAATCGGGTATTTCACTAAGTGTGTTTTCAAATGTTCTCTACATATCGGACAGGGCAATATAAACTGCAACGCTTCATAAAACTCTTTTGCAGCCTTCTTATCAGAATAAGTAGGCTTTTTAGAATATGCTAAAGCAGTTATGTGTATTACAGACCAGTATAAAGGTCCCCATGTTTCTGGTCCTAATCGCATTCTTATTTAATAACTATAAATTTATAATATGAAAATAAACACAGATAAGGTCTAAAAAGAAATAACATAAAACATTTAGGTTAATGAACAGAACAAAAAAAATGGTGCTATGTAGTAACTGTGGTGTATATGGTCATTATATAAAATCATGTATCGCCCCAGTTACAAGTTATGGCTGTATTTTACTGAAACTACCTGAATCTTTAAATCAAGCATCAGAACTTATTAAAAATGAGAAATACGTTTCGGGTTATGAATCTAGTTTGAAAGAAATAAAGTTTTTAATGATTCAACGGAGAGATAGTTTAGGATTTATTGAAATTATGCGTGGTAAATATAAGATTACTGATTATAATTATATTAAATATCATATTAATTCGATGACAAAAAAAGAGCATGAAAAAATTCTCAGTCAAGATTTTGACACGCTATGGCTAGGATTATGGGGAGTTCCGAAAGAACAATCACAGAATTATAAGAATGATAAAGAATCATCACGAAACAAGTTTGAGTTACTTAGAAATGGTATTCAAGATGAATCTGGTAGAATTGTTACACTTAGTCAAATAATTTCAGAAGTAAAAGAACCTTGGGATACACCAGAATGGGGATTTCCAAAAGGGAGGAGAGATCCATATGAAACAGAACTTCAATGTGCCTTTCGTGAATTAAAGGAAGAAACTAGTATCGATGAAAAGGATATTATTTTTATAAAAAATTTAGAAGCAATTAGTGAAACTTTTTTTGGGAGTAATCACATTGACTACTGCCATAAGTATTTCTTATGCTTGTATAATTCAAATAAAGATATTACTTATGATAATTCGAATAAATTTATGGCACAAGAAATTGGCGATTTAGGATGGTTTACATTAGATGAATGTCTTAACAAAATCAGAGCTGAAAATATTGAGAAAAAAGAAGTCTTACTACGGGCTATTAGTTTATTGAGGAATTATTGCCCGTTACGCTTTTGTTACTAATCTATAGATGGCCACCAATAAAGAGTTATTAGATCTCTGGCTTGTTGAAACAAATCCTGAAGCCAGAGATAGATTATTTGAAGATCTTAAATATAGAGATTTAATTCCAAAAATTGAGAATAATTATGAAGAATTATATGGCTTATATCCTGATATTGAAGATAAAGACTTTCTTGTTAAACTTTTTCATAAACGAGAATTTGCTGAAAATAAATTAAAAGATTTATCAGCAAATGACATAGCAACATGCGGAGGATTAGTCGAGTTTGAATTAAACCCTATTCAACGTTTTGTAAGTAATTTTTTATCTGGTAAAACACCATATAACTCTGCTCTACTTTATCACGGAGTAGGTGTTGGTAAAACATGTGCTGCTATTTCTATAGCAGAAGCAAACTTATATTTGAATCCTACGAAGAAAGTATATATAATAGCACCACCTAATATTCAACCTAATTTTATAAGAACAATTTTTGATATTAATTCTGTAACTATATCAACAGATTCTAACGTTCCAAATAAACATAACGGATGTACTGGTAATTTATATCTACAGTTATCAGGAACAGAATTTGAGAAAGATAGGAAAGTTATAGAAAGAAAAGTTCGTCATATTATTAATACAAGATATGAATTTAAAGGTTATATTCAACTTGCTTCTTTTATTGAAAGAACTGTTTCAAAAGTATCACCTTTAATAAAAAAAATAGAAGATAAAAAACGAGCAGAAATAAAACTAATAAAAGAGGAGTTTTCTGGTAAGTGTATGATTATTGACGAGGCGCATAATCTACGTGATATTCCTGGTGAAAAAGAAGAAGAAAATCTTGATGCCCCTGGAGGTTTAGTAGAATTAAACGATGCCGCGCAAGGAAAGAGATTAACACCGAGTCTAAAACGTGTATTAAGTTTTGCATTAAATATGAAACTTGTTCTATTAACTGCTACTCCTATGTATAACAGTTATTTAGAAATGATATTTTTATTAAATTTACTACTGATAAATGATAAGAAAGCAGAAATTTTAGTTCAAGATATTTTTAATGTTGATGGCTCATTTAAACCAGGTGGTGATGAAAAACTAGGGAGATTTGTAACTCCTTATGTAAGTTATATGAGAGGAGAAACTCCTATATCTTTTCCTATACGCTTAAATCCAACAAATGTTCCTTTTCTAAAAATGTGGCCTAAGGCTGCGCCAGATAATAAAGTTATTAATTTAACAGATATTGAATATGAAAGATTATCTACACTGCCCTTAGTTCCTGTAGCATTTGGGAGTGAAAATTATTCAAATTATACTGATATTCTTAACAGTTCTATAGAATCATATGGATTAGGTGTATCAAGTATTGATACAATGATACAATCTGGCAACTGGATTTATCCTTCAATAGATGAAGATACACCTATTGAAGAACGTATAAGAGATAGTGGATTTGATAACGTATTTGATGAAAGAAGTCATTCAGTAGCTGGTTTACGTAGATTTAGTTCTAAAATAGGGAGACCTACATGGCTCTTAGAAAATAATTTAGAAAACTATTCACCCAAGTCTGCTTATATAATTAAAAGAATTAAAAAAACTGAAGGGCCTGTATTTATCTATAGTCGTTTTATTAAATCTGGAGCCTTACCTTTAGCATTAGCATTAGAAGCAAACGGTTATACTCCTCATGGCCGTGATAGATCATTACTAGTAGAAGGTGTAATATCAGAAGGTGGTCGTCAATGTGCCTTATGTGAATTCAAAGAAAGAGAACATAGAGAATCATCACATCAGTTTGTTCCCGCAAAATATGTCTTATTAACAGGAAGAAAAGATATTAGTCCAAATAATAATAATTCAGTTATGATGGAACGTTCTTTTGAAAACTATAATGGTTCCCAAATTAAAGTAGTAGTTGGTTCTCAAGTAGCGAGTGAAGGTATTGATTTAAAATTTATAAGAGAAATATATGTGTTCGATAGTTGGTTCCATTTAAATAAGATGGAACAAGTTCTAGGTCGTGGAATAAGAACATGTAGCCATGTTCATCCAAGTATACCTTTAGAAAAACGTAACTGCACTGTTTATTTAATGGTAAATAGTTTAAATGAAAGTAGAGAATCGGCTGATTTATATATGTATAGAATTGGAATGATAAAAGCTTTACAGATTGGTAAAATATCTCGTGTTGTAAAACGTTATGCTTTGGATTGTAATTTAAATTTAAAAGGAAATATAATATTAAAAATGCCAGAGAGGCTACAGGTTAATGCTCAGAATAATCCTCCTGAAGGTATTCTTACTGATGTTAATGATAAGAATTATACAAACTTATGTGATTGGAATAAATGTATTTACAGTTGCGCGCCACCTATAGAAATAGATGTTAAAGCATCGAGTTCTTTAACATATGATGAATATTCATCAAAATGGAGAGAATCACAAGTCAAACGCGCTATTAAAAATATTTTTGAACAAAGAAAGACTGCTTTTTTACATCTAGAAGAGATTCCAGGACTTCTTTCTGAAGTTCCTGAAGAAGCTCTCTTTACTATATTATATGACATTGTAAATAATAAGTCATTTAGATTAACAATGAACGGTAAAGAAGGTTATCTTACATATAGAAATGGATACTATCTCTTCCAGCCATTCTCATTAGAAGATATAGAAATTCCTCTTGCCTTACGTATAGCAAATTATCCAGTTAAAACAGATACTTATACTCCTTCTAAAGAAGAGCCTATTTCACAAAAAGAAAATTTAACTTCTGATGAAAAGTTAGAAGAAGTTATATCAAATGATTCTATTACTAAATTCTGGCAAACTTTTGTAAATATGTCTAAAAAAATAGAAAAAGGTATCTTAGAAAATAAAGTATCAGATAGTGTTGTTAATGTTATTAAAGAAAAGTATAAAGGGAATAATGATCTAATTAAAGATTCAATTGAAAGAATTGAGATGATCAACTGGTTTTATGAAACGTTAAAATCTAGAGATGAAGATAGAACTATATATTCTAATATAGTTCTTGAATTTATTTGGGATAATTTTCTATTACCACTCGAACAGTATAAACTTGTTAAAAATATGGATGAAATAATAGAGAAAGTTGGAAGAGAACAGATTGTAAAAGGGGGGCGATATTTTAGATACGTTGAACTAAAAATTAGTCCATTTAATATTAAATATATATGTAAAGATGGTAAACCATGTTTTCCCGCAATTACCAAAGATTTAGAAAAAGATGAGAATGATGTCTATAACCAATTAAAAATAAGTAAAGAAAATACGGGAAATTTATACGGTTTCTTAGTTCCAGTAAAAGAAAGATATACATTTAAATCAAGTAAGGCACCTCCATCTGTAGGAAAAGATCCAGAGAAAGGTGAGGCGTGTTACACTATTACAACTTTAGCACATCACTTAAACTATACTTATCCCTTAGGAAAAATTCTTAAAGAAACAACTGGTTATGATTATCATATAAATGACGAGTATATTAATCCTAAAGAAGGTAAACGTAGATTTAAAAGTTCTCCTAGATACTGCTCATTACGAGAACTTCTGTTACGTTTTATGGATATGAAGGGTGCTGCCGGTTTAAGATGGTTCTACAGACCAGTATCAGCGTATAAAACACATCATTTTGCTATTATGCCAAAGAAAAAGAAGGATGACTAAAAATGTAAAAAATTGGTTTAAAAATAGTTCTATTTTATACTAGTAAGAATGGAACATACTGTATTATTTGAAGAGCAGGTATCGTTAACACCTGATGATTTATCAAAAGCTATTCGTTCAATTGATGAAATTCTTCTGAATAAAGTTAAATTTAAGTTAGAAAATAAATGTTCTCGTCATGGATATGTAATTAAAGATACTTTAAAACTTCTATCACGTTCATTAGGCAAATCATCATCTGGACGTTTTATTGGTGATTTTGTCTATTATATTCAAGTTCAAGGGAGTGTTCTAAATCCTCCTGATGGTATTATTATTGAAGGCGAAGTGATACGCAAAAATAAGATGGGAATCTATATTACTTATAAAGATGCTATTCGCGTAATTGTTCCCCGCGATTTAAATATTGGGAATGAGGCGTTCGATAAGATTGAAATTGGGGATACTATTCGTGTTGAAATTAAAAAGTCTCGTTTTCAAGTAAATGATGAGTCTATTTTAAGTGTAGGAACATTTGTTGAATCAGTTAGTTCTGCGGAAACAGAAGAAGATGAAGAAGAAAATATTGTATTAGATGATGAATAGTGATAATTATGAAAAACGAAAACAACTTTTAGAGGAACTTAAACTGTTAAGCAAAATAGAACAAGAAGGCATTTTTAGAATTTTGAAAACAACAAATAGTTCATTTTCAGAAAATTCAAACGGTATTTTTTTTGATATCTCTAAATTAACCGATGAAGCTTTTGATCAGATGAGACAATTTTTAGATTTTTGTAAACAGAATAGACAGGCGTTTGAGGATAGAGAAAAAGAAGAAAAGTTAGCACAAGAAATGCTTCATATGTGAAGAGAAAGGTCTAAAGTTTTAACTATATATCTATATAATAAAATGGAGATTCAAAAACAGATTAGTTCATGGATTTCTCAAAATCAGAATAAAGATATTTCGGTTCCTTTTATCAAAATTCAAGTTGTTTCCGATACATGTGAAAGTTCAGAAAATCCAGTCGTTGGTCCCGGTGGATTAAGTGTAATACCACTTGATCCGCCAGGACCTGTATCTCTATACTTGTGGCATACTAATCCAGAATTTCGTGCTGGTAATTTTCAGACACGCAAAGTAATTCTACGGGAGTTTATTGTTAAACTAAATGGACAGTTTGAATCAGAACTCAAAGGACGACAGTGGAATCGTAAACGTGCCATTGAACAACTACAAGAACAAGATAGTAGTGCAGTTTCACCACCATTAAATACTCCCGAACTTTCTAAAGGAATTTGTCATGTATTAGGATTTCAGTATATTGAAATTGATGAAATTCATAAAAAACTCTTTTCATATCCTCAAGACATGAGATTATGGTCAAAGGAGTTTCCTATATATCTTGTTTCAGTCGGTTGTCGCAGTATCTATGTTAAAGGTAAAGATGAAGAGGCAAGATCATTTTTCAAATCATGGTTTTTTGAATTAGAGAAGACTTATAAATTTGAATGGCCTGTAAGTTCTGGAACATTAAAAGAACTAAAAGATTCACTTGATAGTTTTGGTCTAACCGTTTCAGGTTCGAAGCCAAAAAAGGAAGAATATTCTATTGCTTTGGGAAAAGCTGAGGCAATACATCATATTAATAGAGAATTTTCTTAAATACGTATTAGTATTAAAATTGAACATTAGAGTTTAGAGAATTAAAGCATTGTCTATTTGTTATTATAGGAATATACAATGGAGTTATCTAAAAAGGAAGTTGAAAGTATTAAGAAACAGATTCAGAGTTGGATTGATCATCCAGACAATGAGTTAGAATGTACATTCGGCAAAGGAAATGTTGATGCTACAACATTCTTTCAAGTAGCCCAGCGACTACGTTCAAAAAATATGCGTGAGCTTTCTCAAGAAGACCGTTTAACAATTACAACACCCGATCATGTTCGTTTTACTGTTCAAAGTATGGGAGTTATTCAGCAATACTGTAATGATAATTCTCTACTTAATAAACCATTTATCGCTATGATTAAGGATAGAAGTTCTGTTGATGCCAACGTAGATATTGAACAATATGAAGTTCGTGTTAAAACACGTAGAGAGATTCCCATGGCGAACACTGAGATTGGAATTAAAGATATGTTGACACGTTGGAATCAACAACGTAAAGCTTTTCGTATGATTCGTCGTTGGTCATTTGAAGAACCTGGTATTCGTTATGATTTATCTATTGTGCGTAGCACAGCAAGAACACAGAAAGGTGAATTTAAATGGCAGATAAACTTTCTTGATCAAGATTTATCACTCGCACCTTACTTATATGAGATGGAAGTTGAACTTTTGCGTATGGAAGGAGATACAGTTGAATCTGCCACTAAACGTCTTATCAAGGGTGTAGGAGAAATTCTTAGAGGAATTCAAAAAAATAGTATTCTAATTGGTAAATCAAAGAAAGAAAAGGTTCTTCAACAATTTGAGAGTCTAACAAAATCAAATCGGTTTCTTGGATGTTCTCCAGTTACTCTAGAACAATCTAATTTTGATGAAGTTATCGATGATTCCACGCCAAATATTCGCACTGGTTATAATGTAACAGATAAAGCCGATGGTTTACGTTGTTTAATATTTGTTGATTCTGATGGAGAAGTATACTTAATTGATATGGCGATGAACGTTTATCGAACTGGACTAGGTTGTATTGAAAATCGCGAATCTATTATTGATGGTGAGTGGGTTACAAAGACTAGTAAAAAACAACCTATTAATATGTTTTTAGCGTTTGATATATATTATGCCACAGATTCTAAATTAGTAAGTAAATATCCTTTCTATAAAAAAGAAGATGAAGAAAATTCTCGTTTCTACCAGTTAGATAAATGGGTAAAGACATTTAATAAAGGTGAAGGTCCTAAAAAACTTCTTCCTTATTTAACAACACAGATTACATTAAACATTTCTATAAAAACTTTTATTCAAGCGAAAGCGAACGATTTATCTATCTTTAAGAGCGCATCAAAAGTTCTTGATACGTATAGAATCTACTATACAGATGGGTTAATCTTTACTCCTAACAGTTTACCACTACCTGGTTATAATGAAGAAAAGAATACAGTAAAACCAAGTGCTACATTCTTTAATCAATTTAAATGGAAACCTTCAGAAGATAATACAATTGATTTCTTAGTAAGATTTGAGAAAGTTCCAAATAATCAAAAACTAGATAGAGTAACAGTTGGAATAAAACCTGAGACAAATGAAACAATTCGCTATAAAACGATGCGTTTGTATGTTGGAAGTAGTCGCACTAAAGCATATAATCCTCGTGATACTATTCTAAATGAAAGAAAAGAAGATAATTTAAGAGATAGAAATGAATATAGACCAGTTCCTTTCTATCCTAAACAGTTCTATGATTCAAATGCCAGTATCGCATATGGCGAAGTAAAGCTAGATCCTGCTACATCTGAAGAATATGTATCAACTGAAACAAATAATGAACCTATTCAAGATAAGAGTATTATTGAAATGAGATATGATCCCTCTATGCCAAGTGGATGGCGATGGATACCAATCCGTATTCGCCACGATAAAACAGAGCGTCTACAAAAAGGTATTCTTGCTAGAACATTAAATTCTGAAGCAGTGGCAGATAGTGTATGGAATAGTATTCATGATCCTGTTACTGAATCTATGATTCGTTCTGGAAATACAAATCCTAGTGATAAAGAAGTAAATTCTACAATGAAGAAAGTTGAAGAGAGAAATAATATTTCATTAAAATATTTTGAGCGTAAAGCACCTCAGCAAGATTTAATGTTCGTGCGTGGTCTTCGTGAGTTTCATAATCAATATATTAAAGAAATTATCTTATACAATTCAGTATTAAAAGGAGGGAAAAAAACACTTATTGATATTGCGGTTGGAAAAGGTTCTGATATTCGTCGCTGGGTGAACGCGAAAGTATCATTTGTTCTCGGAATTGATTATGCGGGTGATAATATTACAAATACAGAAGATGGAGCTTATGCTCGATATATCACGTTCAAACAGAGAAATAAGATGGCTGAAGTTCCTCCAATGATATTTGTTATTGGTGATAGTTCCAAACGTATTATTGATGGAACTGCTGGTTCATCTGAGGATGAAAGAGATATTCTAAGAAGTGTATATGGTAAATTTTCACCGATTGGTCCCGTTCCCTCATACGTATCACGAGAAGGTGCTGGAAAACTAAAAGAAGGAGCGGATGCTATGGCATGTATGTTTGCATTACACTATTTCTTTGAAAAGAAAGAATCACTAGATGGTCTATTAAAAAATATTCGTGAAGGATTAAAAGTTGGAGGTTATTTCTTTGGATGTTGTTTTGATGGAGATTCTGTTTTCAAAATGTTTAAAGATACTCCTAAAGGTGGTGTTTTAACCGGCATGGAGAAAGAAGCAATCTTATGGAATATTCGTAAAGATTATGATATTGATGAACTTGAATCTAACGAATTATCTCTAGGACATAAGATTAATGTTGATTTTATTAGCATTGGAAGCCCTGGTGGTCATGATGAGTATCTAGTATCATTCCCGTATTTTGTGGAACGTATGAAAGAAGTTGGATGCGAACTACTAACTGACGCTCAAGCAAATGATATTGGATTAAAGAATGGAACAAATATGTTTGATGTTTCATATGATATGGCTAAACAGTTTGGGAAAAATTATAGCATGAGTGATGCTGTGAAAAAGTTTTCATTCTTAAATCGCTGGTTTATCTTTGTTAAATCACGTGAGGTTGTTCCTGAAGTGGAACAAGAAGAACAGTATATCTCTACTGTAAGACAAAAATCAAATAAAAATATAAAAGTAGAAGAACCACCAGTTCCTGTGGCAGAAGCAACGCGAGTGTCTGTGGCAGAAGCAACGCGAGTGTCTGTAGCAGAAGCACCGCGAGTGTCTGTAGCAGAACCAACAAAACTTGTAATTACAAAGAATCAAACACCCGAAAATCTTGTAACAAAAGAAGAAAAAATAAGTAGTAAACCTGAAAAAGAATCAGATGCGTTAGAAAGAACAATTCCTGTAGAACCTGGAACGGCCGCACCTATTTCAAGAACATATACTT